GTTCGGGCGCGCCGGTGACCCCCGGCAAGGCGCGCAAATCGGTGCTAATCATGATTGCGCCATCATCATCCACCGCCTGCGGATTGGTGCGCTGGACGCGCGGCGCAAAGACGCCAATACGCTTGCCCGCCGCGTTGCCGTGGTTGAAACCGAGAGAAGTCAGCGACACGGCGTTGATATCGGTGCGCCAGGTGATCTCTTCGGTATCCAACAGATCGACCGTCATCTGGCCACTGACCGCGCGATCCGTGATGGCGATCTTCTCGCCGCCCAAGAGTTTGCGGTGGGCCAGTTTGCCCCCCATGTCCCACATGATGCCTTTCGAGGCGAGCGAGGTGCCGCCTGCAATCGCACCGGCAGTCAAGGTGGGCCCCAGCAGGATGTCGCCAGAGTTTTCGGTGGTGACGACCTGCGGGGTTTGGAACGCAGTAAGATCGATGGCGGGCAAAGCCGAACTCAGGGCCTGCACATCAAAGCCCCAGAATTCGAAATCAGCCGTCGGAATGGCGTAGGCGGAGAGGTCAAGCTTGACGGTGCCGCGCGCGCCACGGGTGAGATAACGCACACCGTCACGGAAAAACCGAAAGGTCAGGCCTTCGAAGCCCGAGTTGATGAAGGCATATTCCACCCGATTGGCTGCGACGATGGTTTCGGCAAAGCCGCAACCGCGCATGAGCTTGCCCCAAGCAGGCGGGGTGCCCGCCACACCGGAGCCGACCAGTTCGACCTTGAAGTTCAGCTTGGCGCGCCGCGTTGCGGGCAGCTCTTCCGAATTGCCCATCCACGGCGTCACCAGATTGCGCGGCACGTTATCAGGCTCAATCACAAAGCTCGGCGGCGCCGCCAGCAGGATGCCATCGGTGGCGACGAAAGCCGTCTCGGCAGTGCCATAGACCGCCTCGGGGCGGGCAAGGATGGCGGAGCGGCGGGTGTAGCGATCGGCCATTATTCTGCCTCCTCGGAATTGGCTTTAACGGGGGGTTCAACGCCCCCTTCAACGGTGTCTGACTCTGGTACCGGCAAGGGCACATGGGTCAGAGTGTTCGACTCCTCATTCAGCACGAAGCTGCCGCCATGCGGCGGGATCGGCATGGCCGGAGCTTCGGGTGCGGGTGCAGCGGCTTTGGGCGATTTCATGATGGGGTGATCCTGAGTTGGTCAGACAGGGAAAATGTGAGTTCGTAAGCGAAGACGCCGTTGGCGGCGCGGGCGAGCGTGCAGCGGCGGAATTGCAACACGCCGATCCGGTCACCCAACTCCCAACCCGCGAGTGCCGCGATGATGGATTCGATGAAATCCGAGACCCGATCCAACACACGACCGCCCGACGCATCCCCCGCGCGTAGGGTCAAAATCACGGAAAACATCCGTTCGACGGCTTGGATATAGGCCCCGATCTGGACGTTTTGCTTACCGCCCGTAATCCCGCTCGGGATCACATGGACAGCAGGGGTGACCTGCGGGACCGCGCCTGTGGCGGTCAGCGCTGCAAATTCAGCGGCCCCGAACACCCGCATACCCAAATCCGGCACCCGCGCCTTCAGCCGGTCGATGATCAGATCTACGTCGGCCATCAGATGAAACCTTTCATGGTTTCTTCGGTGAACGGCCGCTCGCGGTCGGTCACTTGCACGCCGGATGTGCCGGACGAGGCAGGCTCAACACCAGCGGCAAGAATACGGATGGTGCCAGTGGCGATGTCCTTCAGCATTTTCAGCGCCGACTCGTAATCGGTGCGGGTTTTTGGGTCGGGCTCGCTGATGTGCAGCTTCCAATAGGCAATCGACTGCGCAAGGTCGCTGATCAGCGGCGGCACCGACACCAGCGGCAGGGTGTAGCGCCCGCCCAGATAGCCGTCGATCACAGCATCCGAATCGCTCAGAGCGCGCGCCACAACGGCGGCATCAATGGAGCCACTGGCGACAGCCGCCCGGTCGGTCAGCATAACAAGCTGCGCCGCGCCATAGCGATCTGTCATCTGCTGTTGAGTGGCGTAGGTCACGGGCTGCTCCTGAAAATTGGCGACCGTCTCTCCGGTCTGTCACGGTCCTCTTCACCCCGTCGCATTGCATACCCAGCAAGTGGGTTGGCGGGCGGCGATCTCAGACCGCCCCGGCCAATCGGGCGGAAACTAACCCGCGAGCATCTGCACGGCCGGGCGTCCGAGAAAGCCGGGGACGCGCACACCGCCGACCTGTCGGTCATTCAAGGCCGTTGCGGCCATCCCGATCCGGCGGGCAGGTTTTTCCTGCTTTGCAAGTCGCGGGATATAGTCGATGGCCCAGACCGTCACCTCACGCATGCGGCAACCGAAATAGGAAACCAGACCACAAAGGAACGTGGTGGCCACAGCCAAAGCAGCCGAGACCTGAGAAAACGCAAACATCGGTAGAGAGACGATACGGCGCATGAAGCATCCTTTGATTGACGTTTGAACGGTGACCGTCTCTCCGGCCTGTCTCGGACACCATGCTCCGTTCACTTCAAGCCGCGATGAAGTCGCCTACTTGGATCGGCTAACGGCGAGTGCTCTGCGGCCCCGTTTACCCATCAGGTTCGCGATTGATCCTTTCGCTTGGGATTCAGTGTGGCAGATCGATGATCGCTACCTTCAGTTCGGGGTCGGCCTGCAATTCTGCACGCTCTTCATCGCTCAGATCATCGAATGGAATATCCACCGGATCGGAGGTGAAATGACGCGGAGTGCCATAACCACCGCGCCAGCGGCCCTGCTGCGGGCCAATCACACGGACAAAGATTTGCGGAACCGGCACGGCATCCGCCTGAGCTTTTGCGTCGGCTTCGGCTTCGGCTTCGGCGGTGCTGGCGATATCGATCACAGGATCGGTTGCGGCCTCGGTGGAGACGGACGACTTGGTCATCTCGGTTTCAGGTTTTACTTTGACCACGGGGTGCTCCTATTGGCTTCTCGGCTTGATAAAAGGGGCGGGCCTGACCGCCCCCTCTGATAAAACCGACGCTCTCGCGCTCAGGCTCAGGTCAGGCTCAGGCGAGCCACGGCACGACGAGCAGCTCGGCGGTGTCTTTCCATTCATTGGTGACGCCCGCTGTGCCGTATTCGGAGTTCAGCAGCTGGCGACCGGCGCTTTCGAGGGCGGGCGGCACAACCAGCAAATCGGGTACCAGACCCAGCGGGCGGCCATAATCGCCCTTCATGCCCATGATCGCAGCGCGCGCGGTGGCGTAGTTGGCGTTGTTCAAGGTCTGCTTTGAGCCCCAAGCCATCTGCCAGAAGCCGTAGCCGACGTTGTAGCGGGCATCGACGCCATATTTGAACATCCGCTCGTCAAAGACGTTGTCGTCGGTCACCTTGTCGCGCGAAACAAACTCGGGCGCTTTGCGTGACTGGAACAGCAAAGGCTTGACCGGCTGTTTGGTGCACATCAGGAACCACGGGGTGCCTGCGCCACCATCGGTGTTGGCGACGTTGGTGACAGCGCCGTTGGCATCCAGTACAGGGTGAACGGTGTCAAAGAAGTTCTGGCCGTCATAGCACTTCGAGGTAAAGCCCGCCTTCAGCGCCGCCCAAGTCAGGATTTCTTCGTTGGCGGATGTCGACATGCCCATCTGGCTGAACAGGGGAGCATACACACCAAGGTTGTCGTCCTCGATGTCGTAGCGATCAACAGCGATGGTCAATTCCCACGCCTTGTTCAGCAGGGTGTAGGATGCCTCAGCGATGTTCTGGGCAACGCGAGCGCCGATCCATTCGCGCATCGAAGGCACATTGGCGAGCCAGCCATAGGTGTTTTGCGCGTTGCTCGACGGCACAATCGTTGCCACGCGGTTTTTCATCAGGGCGGCAAGCGTCAGACCGGTCTGAAAGTCGTTTTGAAAGGTAACGCGCAGGGCGTTCAGGGCGGCGGTGTTGATAATCATTTCAAATCCCTCAATAAGCGCGGTTCAAGGCTTCATCGAGACGTACCCAGACGCCATTGGCATCCACGTCCTCAATGACGCCAGCGGGCGAGCGGGTGGCGGTGCCGTTGGTTTTGGCGACGGTCTGGTCGTCGACAATCCAGCACTTCGCGCCAATATCGGTGACAAGGCATGGATCGCCCGCCAGGTTGGCCAGATAGGCCACGCCGGGACGCCACGAGACCGACAGCGCGCCGTTGGCCCCTGCGGTGTTGTCGACGAGCGTTTGAGCAATCCCGACGCCGAACGAGCCAACAGCCGTGGCCCCCTTGATCAGGTAGCCCGCCGCGTTGCGCATGATCAGTGCGCCTTTGACGATCTTGGTCGCGGCCCCAACCTGACCAACGCGCAAGTCGCCGGATTTCATGGGGGTGTTGCGATCAGCGGTAAGCGCAACCATTATTTGGCCTCCTTGGCAGTGCGGTCAGCTGCCATCAGCGCCGCGAATTCGGTGGGGGATTTGCCTGTGGCCTTGGCGACCGCCAGCTCTTCGGAATTCAGCGCGACCTGCACGCCGTCCTTGTTGGGCGGCAGCAAGGTGGTGTGCGACACCCCAGCCAGCGGCAGACCCTCGACCAGCGTCTTGCAGGTGTCGGGCTGTGACATGTGCAGGGCAATCATGCTTTCACGGTTGGTTGCACTCAGCCCCATGCGCTTTTGCGCGATCTGCCCGTCGATATAGGCTTCAGACGCAGTGCGCTTGTTGCCGTCGGTCAGCGCTGTGATCTGAGATGCCTGCGCTGCGACTTGCGCCTGCAAGGCGACCAGGGTTTCTTTGCCGCCAACCACCAGACCCACGCCAGCCAGAATCGCTTGCGCATCCCCAGTTGGCACGCCCACCAACTCGCCGACCTTCGTCATCGCCGCCTGCAAAGCGGTGGCATCAGCCTTGCCGCCCTTTTTAAGGTCGCCGATGGCAGCGATCATCTCGTCCATCGTTGCGGTATCGGCAAGGCCCAAGGCCTTCGCCAGTTTCGTAAGGTCCATCGGGTTCTCCGAGTTGAGCGCGGTCATCCCGCGCAGGTTGGGATAATTGACCAGTCCGGCGCGCAGGATGCTGTGCACAGTGCCAGTGGCGTCGTAGGTGATGACCGGTGAGATGCCGCGATAAGCGCGATCCGCCATCAGGGCTTGCCCCGCAGCGGTCCAAGCAACCTTGCCCCAGATACCATCGGCGCGGGTTTCCATTTCGGTGATACGACCGCGCGAGGGCGACGGGCCACCTTTGGGCGCAGCCAGATCAGACGAGTGGTTTTCGTCAATGATCAACCCGCCTTGGTCGCGCGGATCAGATTGCAAGCTCGCGGCGATGATTGCAGCGGGATCAGTCACCTTGTAGGGGCCGCGCCCGTCATGGGTGCGAACTTCGCCGTGGGCCGCAGGCAGCAGATGCACCCACACCGGCACTTCCCCGCCAGCGGGGAGGTCGAAAGAGGCGCAATTCGCACGCGAAAGGTTGGTTTTCTGGGTCATGCCGCACTATCGCGGCTGCGGCACTGTCAAAAAATCCGCAACGGTGTGCGGGGGATCAATCCGAGAGTGCCGAAGTGAACGCGTCCGAGATGATCTCCAAGATTTCGATTTCGTCATCGTCTGAAAGACCAAGGAAGGGCCGTGCAGGAATATCGCCCCACAGGTTCGGGTACGACGCCTTGCTGCCTCCGAACTGCATCATCGCGGCGTAAACCCTGCCCGAGCCCACCTGCACATAGTCAGACCCATGCTCTGCTGAGATGGTTGAGTTCAACGTACCGGATGGACCGAACAGCGGGCGCACATCAATTCGGTTCGATTTGCGCGCGCCATAAGCGGCCAAGGTTACTGGCGATTTCGCGGCCCACTTCACACCTTCAGGCGATACCCCTTCGCCAAAACGGCGGGTTGTCGAGTTGACCAGAACTTCGCCGATCTCGCTCATGATCGGGGACATGTCGGCCATCCGCGCCGAGAGGCGGTCCAGAGCAGCAACTACCTGGGCATCGTTGATTTCAATCGTGATCATTGCTATATTACTCTTGAGGCGGTGTACCCCGATGGGCAAGGGAACTGTGCAAGCAGTCGATGTTGGTTCGAGTCCAGCCACGCCTCAGCTTCTAATCTGCGCCACGACCTTTGATCAGGATTGCCTGCTCGCCAAGCTGGGCCGCGATGTCGTCGGAGGTGACAATCCGGCCTGACCTCACTGTGTTTAGCAACTTGTCGGCTTTTTTGGCATAGACGTTAATCTTGATAACAAGCTTCGCGTGATCATCTGGCCTGTCGAAAATCAGAACAAAGACGGGTTCATCCTCCGACATATCTAAGTAGACCATGTCAGGCACCCTCAAATGCGCGGGCAGACCGCGATACCAAGCAATGTCTAGGGGCTGCACTTTGGATTGTGCGTCGGGATTGGCCCGCTTGGTGCTTGGAGTCGTGACGTGAGGCGTCCCACGAAAGGTATGCTGGATGTCCCTGTCGACAACTGCGATCTCCGCAGATGCGATCTCAATGTTATGTTTTTGGGCGGCTGCGATCCAACTCGGATCAAGAGCACCGATGATCATATGTTTTTGCTGAACATATGAGCTGAGGGATTGGTCCAAAAACTCCCCGAATTGACGCCCGATCTCATCCCTTGCTGCGGGCGGCAGCGCTGCGGCCAAGGCCGCGCCGATCGGTGCCGGGTAATCGGGCAACTTTGCTGCCAGTATGGCGACGTCATTGGCAACGGATCGCCCAGGCGCATAGGCCCAGCCCTTACTGATCCCCATTGGTGCGCCCGTCTTGGAACTGATCATTGCCCAATCACTAGGCAGCTTCAGATCAGCCTTGCCGCCACGTCGCACAGCACTTGCCATTGATCGCGCGCCCGACACCCGGCAACTGCACCCCCAGCCATTGGGGGGAAAATGCGTGGCCCAGAACGGGTGGTCGGGCGGCAGGATCAGTCCATCCCAAGCCAGATGTTGCAAGCGCGGCTCCAGGCTGTTGCCGTGGAAGTAGATCCAGAACGCATAGCTGCCTTCGGTCAACTGGGCGTAACGCCCGGCCGCATAGGAAGTCGCCATGTTGGTGCGATAAATGACGCGGGTGCGCCACGCCTCTCCGCCCTTGGTGCCTTCCCCTGTCCAGCCGTGCCAGCCTCGTTCCTCGACGATCTTGCGAAAATCGCGCCGGAAATCTTGCAGCGTGCCGCCTTGGCTGATCGACTTATCAACGGCCGCCGCCAGATCGGCCAGCAAGTCCGCTTTCAGCGCACCGGCGACCATAAAGGCGCGGTCATGTTCAGACTGCCAGACATCATCCCATTTAGCGGTGGCCTTCAGCTCGGCCAAGCGCAGACGGAAGGCCGCAACCTGATAGGCAAACGGCTTGCCGAAGGTGGCGCTGATCGTCACTGCGCGTCTTCCTCTACCGCGACCCGACCTGCAAGATTTGCGGTGGCCAGCCCCATTGCCAGCACCTGGGCAAAATCCGCGACATCAATATCAGGGAAACCCTCAGCAAACATCTGGCTCAGCTCTTCCATGCTGGAAGCGGACTCGAGCATTGCTTCGATCTTGGAAAAAATAACCCCCATCGAAGCACGCGCTTCAATCGCCATCCGTTCGGTCAAAACGCCCTCGATCGAACCCCCCTGTTTTTTCGCCGTAGAGAGGCCTTCCCCTTGCAGGGCGGGCGTTGGCGCTGAAACAGGCTCAACCCGTTTAATAACGCCGGGAATCCCTTTAATAACTGAATTCGGATCGTTGGGGTCGTCTGCGCTTGCACCCGCACGCGGCGGCCGCATCAATTTGGCCCCGGCTTTGGGTTCCGGCAGGCCAAACCGCGACAGCAGCGTTGCCTGTTCCACTTCAAGACCGCGATCAATCAGCGGACCAATCGCATCGGCCAGCGCCTTCAGATCTTCCTGCTCGGGTTGTTCGATCTTTAAGCGCGGATAGACCTTCAACGGCCCGAACTCTAACTGCATCCATGGCTGGATCAGATCACGGTTCAGGATTGCTGCCAGCGCCTTGGCATCTGCCGTCTCGATATCCTTTTGAACGGCACGATGCTCTTTGCCAGACCCAAGCCCGCCGGTGACAGCATCTGTGGTGGCCGTCTGGCCCAGCACCGCTTTGCTGATCTGCTGATCAATCCATTCGCAGCGCTCTTTGTAGAGCTGATGGGCCGCACCAACATTGCCGGATTCGATGAAGTCGATCTCCATAGATGCCGGAATGATTGCTGCACAATCCCCGGCGATATTGGCCACGGCCCGAAACAGCGTGGCCTTGTCATCTTCAGATGCACCCGCCGCGAATTTGCCCAGACGCACTGGCTGTCCGTAGGTCTGGCTGAAGATCGCCCAATCGCGTTGGGTGAACATCTTGAACATCCAGCCCCATGCCGCGACGCGGGTCAGACCTGATCGCAGGGTGACACCAGACTTTGCGGCAATCTTTGCAAAGATGAATTTGCCAAAATCGAGCGGTTGCTCCTGCCCGTCCACCCCCAGCAGCATTGGTGTTTTCAGATCATGACGCGCAAAGCGGAACCAGCGTGGGTCGCGCTGCTCAAGCTGCATCGGCATCCATTGACCAGAGCTGGTGTCCCAAATGATCTCGGTAAAGGAATAGCCCTTGCCGATACAGTCGAGGATGTTGAAAATCTCGTCTGTCAGCTCATCACGCTTCAACCAGTCGCGCACCATCTGCGCGCGGGCTTCATCCTCGGGGTCTTCCGAGCCTGACTCAACCGTGATCGGGATCTGGCTGACCGAGCGGCGACGCGTGCCCAGAACCCCGATGTAATGCGGGTCGCGCTCTTCAATGGTCTCGAACAGCTCCAGCATTTGCACCGGATCGCCAGCATCAGCACTGCGCAAGATGCTGGCCAGCCGCACCGGTGTCAGACCATCGGCAGGATAGCCAGAGATAGGACTGCGCACGCCGCCCACGGTCGCAGCGGCGATCTCACGGGTAAGGGCTTCACGGTTGATCGGTTGGCCGTTCGCTCCCAGCAGGCGGGGGGTGGTCATTTCAGCCTCCATTGCATTCTCACAAGCCACCCCGCAAACCGGCCCCGAGCGGCGAGCGGTATGCGTCGCGGCGGCCGTCATCATTGGCGGGGAAATCCCAACCGCTGCCATTTGCAGGCGTTGCAGCGCGATTGACGGGCACATAGCCGTATTCGGTAAACCGCATCCGGCTGGCCCAATGCGCCAACGCCACCGCGATGGCATGGTCGCCGTGGCGCTTCTTGCCGGTGGTGCCTTCGCGCAGAGCGGGCACGCGGGCGATACCCCGCACGATCTTGATAGCGCGGATGTCGCCCAAGTGCTCCGCATCGGCGATCAGGGCGATCATATCGTCCTCAAACGCCACCTTCAGCGGCGGCATGTTCAAGCGATACCATTCTTCGGTAAACTTGACCGCGATCACGATGCCCGAGCCTTCGGGGTCTTCGCGCAAGCCAAACTCACGGCCCAAATCTTCGGCCACGGTCCAGCCCATGCCGGTGGCGTCAAAAGCTGCACCGATCAGGCGGGAGCGGACGTGTTGGAAGATGGTGCGCACAATCAGCTTTTGCTCGACACCCGGCACGTTGCGCAATTCAAACGCCAGCACTTCGCGGCGTTTAAGCCGCTGTTCAATGGCCATTAAAGACCCCGCTGTGAGGTCGGCCACGCGGGCGAAGTCAAAGCCAAAGGCAAACTGCGGTGTCAGATCAAGTGCTGCCAGCTGCGCGCGCAGCTCTTCCATGAACTGGGCCATCAACGCGGCCTGGTCAAGGCGAGAGCGGAACATGTAATCGCGCGGCAGCTCTAAGCGCAGCACCGGCGTTTTCACCGTCATCCGCGCTTCGATCAGCGGCGCGGGCAACCATGACCCCGACGACATCGACGGCACACAGTAAAGTTCCTCGTCGGCATTGTCGCGGTAGCGGTTGATCACGCCCTGCCGCCAATCGGCCTCAGCCTCGGGCGACCAGATCTTGCCGGTCACCAGAGCGATGCGCCGATAGAGCCCCTGCTCCAGCGCCTGGTCCAATGTGATCGACAGATGGGCGTAATTTACCCGGCCGCCCAGAATGTCTTGGATCTGGACGTTGAACTCGTTCTCGGCCCCCAAATGCGTCGAGCAGACCACCACCTGACCGCCCCACATGGTGAAGGCCATAGCGGATTTCAGCAGCGCTTCGAGATCATCAACAAAGGCCGCCTCGTCGATGATGACGCAGCCCTGCTTGCCGCGCAGACCGCGCGGTGCCGACGACAGCGCCATGATCTCGAATCCGCTGGCGAACTTGATCCTGAAGGCGTTGATCGCCTTGTCTTCGCTGTCCTGGTCAAACAGCACCTCTTCGACCGCGCCCGCTGCGCTGTTGAAGGCCCGTGCCCACATCCCGCAGGCGTCGATAAACTCGCGCGTCATCTCACGGGAATAGGAGATGTACATCACATCCATGCCGCCAGAGGATTTCTGACGCGCCGCGCGCAGAACCGCATACGCACCAAGCGCCCAGGTGAGCCCGATCCGGCGCGACTTTTCGACAAAAAGCACCGGGCAACCACTGTCCAGAAGGCTGACGGTACGCGCCTGATAAGGCAGCAACACTGCAGGCAGCCCCGCCGCCTGCACCTCGGCCGGGATCGCCGCCATGGCGGCAGCGCGGGCGTCGGCCCATTGTTGTTCGCTTAAAGGGATTGTCACTGCATCCCCAAAGCTGATTTATACATGTCGATGATCGCCTCCTCTTCGGCAATCTCGTCCGGCTTGCGCTTACGCAGCGCGATGACGCGGCGCATGACTGCGGTGTCATAGCCCCGGCCTTTGGCCTCTGCGAACAGCTCTTTTTCCTGCTCGGCCACTTCCTTTTTCTCGGCGGCCAACTGCTCGGCGCGCTCGATGAACTGGCGGAGTTCGTCTGCGGTGACTGTGTAGGCCTCGGTTACATCGGTCACTTCGTTACCCCCAGTGCTGGCTTACTCTTCACCCTCAGCAAAACCTCGCGTTTGCCGACATGATCAGGCTTTGCCAGGACACCGTCAGCTTCCATCCGCTCAACAATGCGCGCGGCATCGTTGTAGCCGATCCCCAGTTTGCGCTGGATGTAGGAGGTTGAGCCGATGGCCATGGTGACCATCAGGCCGACTGCAGTGCAGTATTGCAGATCACTTTCAGTGTTCACTTCGTTACCCCCAGAATTTCAGCTTTGATGGCCTCGGCAGTCTCCGACGTCAGCCCCTTGGCCTTGGCCACCGTGGCCACTGCTTCGCCCAGGCGTTCTTGCAACGCCGCCGTCTCTTTGGCTTTTCGAGTGCTGGACATATTCTGCGCCGCCTGTGCCGACCGGAAGGCATCGGCCAGTTCCTTCAGCTCTTTCGGCGTGGTGCCGTCCGCCCCGTCGCCCAGCATATGCAACACGGTTGACTTGATCATCTCGCCCGCAATCACGGTCAGATCGTCACTCGCTTTGGCATCGTGCTTTTCTGCCAACACCGCGACGATCTCGCGGGTCTGGTCCAGCCGACGCGATAGACGGGCTTGCCGGATAGAATAGCGGTTGAAGCTTGAAAGGGCCGGGATTGCGAACTCCAGCTCACCGCGATGCTCGGCCATCAGGGCTTGGCACTTGCCGACGAACTCGGCGTAAATGCTGGTCTGGGTCTTTTCCCGATCCGAGAGTTCCGACGCAGCCCATGCCACGATGCCGTCTGCCTCCTTAGGGAGCAGATCGAAACTGGAAAGCCGCCCGCGCCCGATGGCCATGCGCTATTCCCCCGGACGCGACGGGCGCTTGATGCCCGGAATGACGATGCCCCGACGCAAATGCCGCGCACCCTTTTCGGCAAGGGTGGCGACCAGGACCGAACCTGGACGCGTCACCACGATCGCGCCGATCTCGGCCAGCCAATCCAACTCGCTGTGGATCCATTCACGCGGGCGGTCGATGCCAAAGCGTTCAAGCTCGGCCCCGAGATAGCCTGAATGCAGCCGCTCGTCGGTTTGCAGCGCCAGCGCTTTGAGGATGATCAGCCGCGCGTCTTCACGGACCTCTTGTTCGTAATCGCGCATCCCTTACCCTTTCAGCAGGAAATTATCGTGGCGACCGACCATCGCCTCCACCCGCGACATGATCCCGCGACTGCCCTCCATCTCGGCTCGCATGGCTTTCATTTCACCCTTCATGCCCTCCAGCCCGAGCGAGATGCTGTGCATGTCGTCTTTGGTCGGCATAGATTTGTGCGCCTGCTCCAGCGACTGAAGGCGCAAGCCCTGATCGTCGAGGTGCTTTGCGTGATCATCCAAGCGTTTGCTGTTGGCGCGGCTGCCTGATGCCATCAGATTCCAGATCGTCAGCGCGAAGGTCAGCAGCTGACCCAAGGCGACCGTCCAAACGATGATCGGCGAAATGTTCAAAACTTCCCCGGTCACTTGGCCACCCAAGTCTTGACCACATCCTTGACTGTGTGGCCGCCCATATAGAGCGCCATGTAAAGGCCGCTTAACTGGATCAGATCAGAGAAGGGCATTGGCGGTAGAGCAATTTTCCAGATCGCATTGGCGACGTGGAGGGCGACCGAATTCCAAAGCCAGAGGAATCCGAGCAGATACATGCCTGCGGGACGCCAGGCGCGCATCCAGACGGGCTCATCTTGCTCGGCGGCAAGAGTTGCCAGTTGCAACTGAAGGTCACGGTCATAGGCCGCGATCATGTCAGGCGTCGCCCGTTCAACCTCGCGCATTGCCTCAATGACGCGCCCCGGCATTTCTTCCGTGGCGGCGGGTAAGCCCTCTGGTGTGGTGCCGACACGATCAGCGATGGCCTTAATGACGCTGGCGGCAAGCTGACCATCCTGATCGCCGATCTTTTTGGACAGCAGCTTTTCGACAACGGGAAGGCCCGATTTCAGGGCGAGAGCGATCACCGGGTTCATGGGTCAGCCCTCCTGCCCGGCATAGCACTGCCGAGCCTTTGTCGTGTCTGCCGGGGCAAAGGCGGTCAGGCCAGCAAGCGCGACCGCGCAGGCCAGAAGGCCAAGGATTAAGGCTCTCATCAGAAGCTCCGCAGGATGGCCGCAACACGCGGCAGGGTGGGATTGAGTTTGGCAGCGATAACATCGCGATATCGCCACGCCAGCGATGCGCCCCAGACGGCAAGCCCAAGCATGGTTGCATCGCCCGACATAGGCAGACTGGTGACTTGATCGGCCAAGCCGGTGGCGGCGGCGGGCACGACGGCGACGGCGGCCAGTGCCGGGGCAACCGACTTGGCCCGGGCATCAAGGCGGCGTTGCAGTGTCGTCAGCGTGGCACGGCCAATGATGCCGTCAACGGTCAGGCCGTGATCAGCTTGAAACTTGCGGGCGGCGCTATCCAGAATGGCATTGGTGTTGGTGCCGGAATCATAGCCCAGCACTTTGAAACCATTGCGCGTGGCGGCGATCTCAGCGCCCGAGAGAAGAAGCCCCCACCGGGCAAAGCCGACCACGGGCGTTGGCAGTGCCGCACCGCGATATATGCCGTCTATCAGCATGGCGAATTCGCGTTCACGGCGCGCAGTCAGGCCGGGCAGCACTTTGCCACCAGCCTTGTTCCAAGCGACAAGGCGGGAGAGGATTTCGGCGCGCGAAGCCTTGGCCTTCCAAGCCTTCACCCACGTTGCCCGTGCGATTGCACCGAGGTTCCAATGGAACGAAAGGCCCGCGTCGAATTCATTTTGCTTTGGACGGGCGACCGAACCGTCGCGCAGCAACGGCTGCGACATCGCGACTTCAACAGCGGGCTCATAGTTCGCGCGCAATGCCTGTTGCAGCAGCTTGGTCGCTTCTTCTTTGGTGATCAACATGCCCGCCTTGGGCTTCACAACACCGCTGGCAGCAGTCAGACCTGCCCCAATGGTCCAAGCACCGACGCTGTCGCGATAAGCGCGCAGTACAACGCCCTCTTCAAGCTCGAGGGCTGCGACGCCTTGGGCGCTGGTTTGCATGAGATGACCCCCGGAATTTGGCCGGGGTGCTGCCCCGATGATGGGGACATCATGCAATGCAACCGGGGGTGAATTCCCCCCGCAACGGTGTGCGGGGTCAGAGCAGTTTAAGCTGCCGCATTTGAGTCATATCGGGCATCGGGCGCTCGTCCTTGCCCGCAAGCCAGCGGCGAACGGATACATCGGTGGCATGCAGTTTTCGGGCGATTGCGGTGTTGGACATATCCTCGACCACCGAGAAATACTGCGCCAACCACGGCTTTGCATTTGGCACCCGGCGCTGAAGAATAATGCGCTGCGCATGATCACAAAGCGCCTGCGCCGCTTCCATGCCCAGCACCTTGACCAGTTCGGACTTGGCAGAGGGCGTCTGCGGAATATAGAGTTCGGTCCCGCCAAAGTGCAGCAAGAACTTCACCGCCAGCTCGAATCCGAGGGCGGTGATGTAAGGTTCCACATGTGCTGGCGGGCGCGGATGGTTCACGGACCTGCCTCCACGAACTTCTCGGATTCATCGCCCCAAACCGTCCAGCCCTTGCGCGGTTGGCGGCTAAACAACTCGCATCTTTGGGCGTTCGGCATCAACTTCTCAGCTTCACGGAAGCACTCATCCGGCTTTCGGCTGTGCTGGCGGGCGAGACCGAAGATCGTGTTGCGAACAGACCGCGTCGTCTTGGGTGCGCCGCGTGTGGCGATCAGGAAAGGCTCACCCGCATTGCGCAAAATGTAGCCGGTGCCAAAGGTCTGCTTGCCGTTTTTGGTCTGTTTGACCCACTGGCCTTGCGTCTTGTAGGTGAAGCCCCAAGCCGAGATCAGCTCGAGCGCCTGCGGCAACATTGGCCCGACCGCCCAGAACCACATCAGGCAATCGCGCGCAGCCAATATCTCGACCGGCATCGCTTTGCCTTCCTCGATCGACATCGTCTTGTATTGTGCCTGCGGTGATTTCTCGCAGCCGAGTTCCGAGCGCATTTCGTACTGCCACGGAAAATCAACCATGATCAGGTCAAAGCCGCCAGCCGGGCGCAGAGCGTGAAACTGGCCGATCAGCGCAGGCGCCACAGGGCAAGGCGCAGCCGCCTGTCCCGTTTGCCCAAACAGATCCGGCGAGAGATTCATGCGGCACCCCGAATGCTCATGAAGACAGAGCCGCGCGACATTCCGGTGAGATCGTCCACCAGCTGCACATCAATTTCATCTGCGTTAGAGTTGCGCAGCCGCTTTGCAAGCTGTTCGAGCGCGTCGGCAAAGGCCATCTTCGCCTCAAGGCGCGTCGTAATGTCCTCATCAAAAGTGCATGCCCGCAGCGTAACCCGCAGCTCGGCGTTGATCTCTGGCCCACTCACAGCTTGATCCCCGCGCGCAAGCACATCGCCTTCAGCGCCTCAATGACCGTGGCGATCTGTTTCCAGTCGCGCAGACCGTCGATGTCGAAAGGCACAGCGCCCCATGCCTTCTCGAACCGCGCACGGATGAAGGCGTTCAGGCCAGCAGCCCCCGGCAGATCGACCACGCCGGCCTTCACCAGCTTGCCCCACAGCACATGGCAGAACCGGATATCGCCGCGCGTGGCGGGGCGGCGGTGTGTGCGACTGTCCTTGCTGGCCTGCGGCTTAAACCCCTTGGCTTTCAGCGCCTCCAGCACCGCCAGATGCTCGGCGGGCGACATGGCCGTCAGGCTCTCCTTTCCCGTCACCAGAAGCTGCAAATCGCGCCGGGTGTCGTTGTCCATGCCGAGATCACGGCATGCGACATGGATGGTTTTCAGCGTGGTGTTAGCGGTCATCACAGTGGCTCCGGTTTAGGCAAAGCCAGCATCTTCGGCTTTTTCGCGGCCTCGCGCTTTACAACGACCGCCTGCTTTTGCTGTTCCTGCAGACGCGCCAGTGATCCGAGGAAGAAGCCCAGATCGTCCAAGTCATCGGTTTCCACCTCAATCTTGATAGTTGCCTTTGTGCCCCGGCTGGCAGAGCTGAATGCTTTGAGGCGGAATGAACCTTCGGGGTCAAGATAAAGGCCCATCGCTATACCTGCCCCGCAACTAGGACTTTGGGCATCGAAGCCGAATGGACGGCCAGCGCCGTCAAAAGTCCTATGGCATCTGCCGACGCGCACATCTCGGCCAGCATCAAGGCACGGTGATGAATTTCGGCGTGGAATTCCGATTCCACGTCCACCAAATACTCAACCTCGGTCGCTGTGGCTGTCCCATCGGCATCGGCAGCTACGCGCTTCAACCCTTCCCCGAGCGCTGCCAGCACGGCGGCGTGAACGCGAATTCTCTGAAAAATGCTTTTCGGGTCCATCGCGCTACGCCTTTGCAAGATCGAGGGTGACGGCCTGCCACGGCGCATCGTGTCGCTCGCGGCGGTAGTAGCGCACATAGGTGGTGGAGCCTTCAACGCGCATGGCGTCGCGGATCGCATCCATCGCGCGCACCCAACGCGGATCGGTGATGTCGAGCCGCAACAGCATGAAGATTTCCGAGCGGTTGATCTGCCCCGCCTTGTCGGTATTGAAAGCGCGGGTGACAATCGCGCGGATTTCGTCGCGGGCGCCCTCGGCCCACTCGTTCAGGCACTCATCCGTCAACTGCTTGGCGATCTGCAACTCAGGGCCAAAGACGATGTTGTCGGCGACCTGAATGCTCATCTTGAACAGCCCGTCATGGGTCATCAGGGTTTTATTGCCCTTCTTGCCGCCGATGGTCGCGCCGTATTGCTGAGCAAGCAGCGCTTCGAAATTGCCGACATTCTCAAAGGTGTGTCCTTTGAAGCGGGCGATCTGGTCCGAAAGTGCTGTGGCAAAGCCCAGTTCGCGGCGCACCATCTCGTCTTCCAGAAGGTGCTGCGGCTTGACCAAAGACACCGGCGTCCAGCCGCCTTTGGCATCGGCGATCTCTTCGGTACCGTTGACGACGCGCCGACCGTTAGGGATTTCGGCAGGAGTAAAAGCGGACATTTAAGCCTCCTTTGAAGGGGTGAGAAAATAAGCGGGCGGTGGGTCTTCGCCCGGCAGCGTCGGCACAAGGCCAAGGGTCGCGAGTACCAGCGCCATGGCTTCGCACTCGTTGACCGACGGGTTGGTAACGCCGCGACGGCCGTGCTGGTCGATTTTGCCCAGAGCGCATGAGGCGCGCTTCAAAAGCTCGGACATGGGGAGGAGGGCTGCATCGCTCATGCTTTGCCCGCCCCCGTGGCCAACCAAGAGAATGAACAGCGCAAACCTGTCGCCAAAGACAACAAGGCCACACCACCCGGCATGGTTTTGCCGTAGAGGTAATCCTCAAAGCTGCACTTCGATAACTCGCAGGAGCTGGCGGCAGCCGCGACGGTCAGGCCGTGGCGTTCCACCTGAAGGCGGATGCGGCGCGAGACGCCCTTGGCGGTGGGTATTTCATGCTTCATTCTGAAACCTCCGTGAAACGCGGGCAGCGGCGGCAAGCGCGGAACATCCGGGTGCGCGTGGGATTGCCGACCTGAAAATCCTTCGCCATCAGCCGCCAGTCCTGGCACTGGTTGACCGGAAGCGCGCCAAGGCTCGGGCATTGTACTTTTCCATTCAGAAGCACGCCGCGTACCCGCTCTTCGATCGGGTCGGTGGAGGCGGGGTATTTGTTGTTGATCAGCTGACTGATCATGCCGCCAGTGCGGCCCAAGCGGGTTGCAACTTTGGCTTGGCTCGTGACGGTGCAGGCAATGGCCAGCGCCTCGATCCAGTCAGGCATCGGCGCTGGCCAAGCGGCGCGAGCCAGATCCATCGCTGTGGGTTTCATTGCCCGTCCTCCGTCAAGGGAAGGACTGTTCCTCGGTTGTCATCGACAATGCAGACGATGCGCCGCTTGCGCGGTGCCCGAGGGCCAGTGGCTTGGATCAGCTTGTAAACCGCTTCCTTCTTGCCGATTTGTGCCTTGCTGATAACGCGCAGATATCCAGCTGCCAGCAGAGTTCGGCAGTACGACCGCGCCTCTTCTATCGTCACCGCGATGGAGCAGTGCGCCTTCAAATCGACCGGGCCGAACGCACAGGTTTTGCGCATAATCGTCCACATCTGATCGAAAGCATCACCGATATTTGCTATGGGCTTTTCCTCAAACTCGGGGACGATTTCGAATATCGCGCGCGGATGGCCCTGCTTTCCGCCAGCGATCTGGCGGACGCGCCCTTCGCTTTCCCAAGCCCTGATAAGGGCCGCGACCTTCTTCTGGTCGTAGGAGATGTCGATTGAGATTTCAGCGGCACCAAACTGCTGCCGACGCACAGCTGACGTCCACGCTGCCTCGCACTTCTCTCTGGTTCGGACGGTGCTGCCGTGCGTCATGCCACTGACCTCCGACGAACTTGCGCGAGCCCTTCACCCTGCGCCAACCCGCGACGCGGCATCGGAGCGTCGCCGCTGTGAAACGGCTTGCCGCCCCATTCCGCCAAACTCATGCGTGACACGCCCTTCATGGCGCAGGTGGTTGCGACGTTGGCGAGGTTGGTCGAGACGTTGCGGATTGATCCGCGCGAGGCGGCAAGAAGCGCCGCCTTCAAATCCGGACCGAGCGTCAGGCGCGGCGCGTAAATCGGCGCCAGCAAATCGACGTCCTGAAGCGTGGCTTCTTCCGCCGCCACCCATGACAGCACCCGGCTGGAGACCCGCTCCCACCGGCGCAGCTGCTGCGGCAAAGACTCCTCACCCATCAAGATCACAGGCACCTGCGTCTGATCATGCAAATGCCGCACCGCCTCGATCATCTTGTCGCTCAGGATTTGATCGGCCTCGTCGATGATCAGCGGGCGATCTGTGATGCTCAGCTGGTAGGCAGCTTGATCAAATAAGCCCGACACCGTGCGGGCTGGTTTCACCCGCAGCTCCACGACGATCATCTCCAAAAGCTTCTTGGTGCCGCCGAATGGCAAGGCTTGGATATGACAGGCGTTGAATTTGTTGGTGCCGAAGATACCCGCCGTGCTTTTGCCCAAACCCGCAGGCCCGTAAAAGCAGCCCATGCCGGGAAGCCCCGGCGCGCGGTTCTGCAGCATGATCACCATCTGCGCAAACCGGCTGACATTGGCCAGTGCGGCTACGTTATTGATCGGCTGGTGTTCGTCTGACATAGTGGTCTCCTGCGTTGTTACCGCCGCCGTTGGGTCTGCTCACCCACGGCGGCTTCTTTCATCCAAAAATTGCATCGCCCTGCATTTCCCAAAGCATCCGCTCGGCGGCATAGGCGGGATGGGCCTGATAGGCGGTCAGCCAGCGTTGCTGATCCTTCGTGATCCGCTTGCCCGCTTCCAAACTGCGCTCCAGCTGCAGCGCCTCGCGGAACAACTCGCGGGCATCATCGCTTTTGTCAGGGGTGGAGGCGGTGGCACCTTGACGTGCGGCAAAATCGGCCACGATCACGGCCTGACCTGCCCGCACTTCTTCCTCGGAAAACGCAGGGACGGGGCGCGAAGCAGCAAGCAGACCTTTGCCCTTGCCGAACACTGGCTTGACCACTTTCGACTCGCGCGGTGCTACCTCGACAGGCGCAATCGCATCCATCATGTTGCCAAGCTCTGCCGCCGACAGCTTCTTATGCGCCGCCGACAGTTGCTTCTCAGCCTTCACAAAATCCTTCAGTGCCCGCGCATGCAGCCGCGCTTCATCCGCGTCAAAGAAGCCCTTGGCCTGCCGGATTGGCGCGTGACCCAGATAGGCTTCGTCATGGCTGTAAATGTGCAAGCCAGCCAAGAAATCGGCTGGATCAAAGCGGGCAATGACGCGTTGCCCAGCAATATCTTGCATCCAAGCTTCCCAAAACTCATTGCCTTGGAACCAGACAGCCCCGCTGTTGCGATCAGCCGTAATGCCCTCGGCTCCGAGCAACCAAAGGCGGCGCTGCGCTTCGGTGGCCTTCTTGATGGGAGCCCTTGCATAGCTTTCGTCGAAAACTTCGACAAAACTGCGCCCGAAGGCCACCGCCGAGCGACGACCCTGCCGCGCATTGTGCTCGGCAATACGCTCGCCCAACACCTTCAGAAAATACTCCAGCTCTATGGCCTTGCTGCCATAGTCCTCGGGCTTGGCGAGCGGTGTGTTGCCGGTATACGCCCCGTCAAACCGCACATCCTTGGCGATGCTGCTGCACATGTCGCGGAAGGCCCGCTCGATCGGCTTGGCCTGACCATGATAGGGCGTGGCCCAATGGATTTTGCAGCCAAGCTTGCCGAACAACCCTTGCGGATCATCCTCTTTGATCTTGAAGCGGAAGCGGGTGGATGCGCCACCCGTCAGGCTCTTGGCCGCGAATTCGCGCCCGTTGTCAAACAGCACATGTTCAGGGATGCCGTAAGTCTCGATCATATCCCCGGCGCAGAGTTGCACCGCGGTGCTGTTCGGGGTCTGATCCACCCGCCAAGCCAAGATGCGGCCCGAATATATATCCTGAAAACACACCATTTGCGGGCGGGTGATGATGCCCGGCTCGTTTTGTCCAAAAGCCGCTGGCCAGCGCACAAACACGTCGAACTTGTGGAAGTCAGCGTTGACCGCCTCCATCGCCGACATCGCGGTTTTGTCGCGCACCTGCGGCGGATAGAGCCGTTTCAAAGCTTCTACACCTTCGCGGCAAAGCACCTGCTGCAGTTTGCTCACCGCCTTGTCGAGGTGCCTGCGCATGGTGCGCTCGGGCAGCACTGACCAGCCTTTGGCGCGGGCAATTTTCACGGAGTCGCGGTAGCAGTCAGAGAATGTCGGGCCAGTGAACCGCAGGTACATGCTTTTCAGCACATCGACAAAATCGGGATCGCATTCCTTAGCCCGCGCGCGGTCTGCCTGTGCGCGATTGCGCGGCGCAAGATATGGCAGGCGGTCATCTGACCGAACACCCGAAATCATCGCAAACCACGACGCAATGGTCCGCGCACCATTGCCAGATGTACGCGCAACCGTGGCGATTGCCAGATGCCGCCCCTGCAAGGATACCGCCTCCAGCGCCTCAACCGTGGCGATGGTTTTCAACCGGGCTTCGGCCTTGGCCTTCACCGAAGCGGGCAGCTTTTCATACCAAGCCCAAGCCTCATCCCGGCCCATCTTGACAGGCACCGGGGCCGCGACGCCCACAGACGCTTCGGTCAACAGCTTGCGCCGTGCGCGTTCGGGCAACAGCTGCCAGTTATACTCCCAGCCGCCCCCACGCCCCTCGCGGCGACGGGCATGATCGACGTTCGCCCGCCATTGCGCGCGCTTGATTGTCGCCTCTATGCCCTGCCGTGATCCCGGCAGATCGGGCAGACCAGCGGCGGCGAGTTCCTCCGCCGTCCACCATTCCTGCAAGGGGGTCAGGGCGTTGGCCATCAGAATGCGTCCTCACCGTCGGCCAAGGTGACGGTGGATTGCGGCGCATTCAGGATGTCGTAAAGATCGCTCTGCACCTCATCGACAAACCGCCGCTTCGCTGCCTTTGGCGCGCGCGCCCACAACGCCATCAGCGCTTTATAGGCGTCTTCAACGGGGTCTTTAACGATGGGTTGAATGCCCTTCGACTGCGCCGCGAATGCCGCCCGTGCATGGGCCGCTGACTTCGCAGAACCCGCCGCAAGCGCAGAGACCACATAGCTATGCTCGCCCTGAAATGACGACTTGGCGATCACCTGCAAATCCGCCAGCGTCACAGGTTTGGGCGCATCGCGCAGCTGCTGCAGATCGGCCCGGTTCAGTCGCGATCCAGCCGAGATCATCCGCCGCACATGGCGATCCGTCATGCCAAACTTCTCGGCAGTAGCAGCGGCGAAGCTGGTGACGGACATCATGTCCGCCACCACATTTCCAGTGTGCTGATTGCCCTTAAACACGCCCGCCGCAGACTCCGGGTGCAGCTTCTCGTAAACCTTCTTGCGCTCGGCCAGAAACACAGCTGTGTCGAGCGCGTTCATCTCGGCTCCAGCAAGGTTGTCATCAACCTCCATCAGCCGCGCCCAATCGTCGGTCACATCGGTCCAGATTTGGGCGGCGATCTCGGTCCATTCCAGCCGCCGCGCGGCCTCCAGCCGATGCCCACCCGCAATCAACACCAGCCGCCCGGTCTTCAACTGCCGCAGATGGATCGGGTCTTTCATCACGCCAAGCTCGGTGATCGACGCGATCAGGCTGTTGATCCCGGCCTCTGATACCGGGCGGAGCCGATCTTCAACGTCGATCAGATTGATCGCCACCGTGTCGCGTTTCATCAGGGTCGGGGATTTCATTACTGGGCCTTTGTGATGGGGAATGGTGCGCGGCGGATCATCTGTTCACCCACGGCTGTTCGGGCGGATGACGCGATAGGCGCTGGTGTCAGCACCCGCCGCATTGGCACGGCAGGAATTGCACATGCGATGGTGGAAGCCCTCGCTTTGGAACTCTGCGCGGCAACGCATGCAGGCCCGAATTCTCGGGCGCTTCGACTTCGCAACCTTGCCCAAATGGATCGCAAGCCAGATCTCGCCCTCGGCCCGAGATTTGAACAAAGGCGAGGTTTCAGTGACGCCGATTGCGTGAAAATCCTTAGCACCGCAGCGCTCAATGCGCGGCCCACGCGGACGGGGAACGGAAAGCAACAACTCGCCCATCACACCCGCCCCCGCTTCGCCAGAAAGTTGGAAATCCGGCCCGTCAGGCCCGTCTCCATCATCTGATCCAGCCGCTCAAAGATCGCATTCAGCGCGCGGCTATATTCCACGGTAGCGGCATCGCGGATGGATTGCGCCACGCTGATATCGCGCATCCCGCGCTGCGCCACCTGTGCGCGCCGCAGATGACCGATCAGGTCGACCCATGCAAGCGGAGCGCTCATTTCAGGCCCAACCCGGCACCGATAAACAGGCCCATAAACAGCAGGGAAAACAGGCTGACGGCACCGATCAGATCGCCAACCCAGTGGTCATTCAGCCGCGCCATAGCGCGCAACAAACGGGCCATCATGCGGCCTCCTTCTTTTTGCGGGGGGGACGTGGAATGTCACGCGGCCACTCAAGGTCGCGCGGCCAGTTTTCTGAAAACCACCGAAATGCGAGCACTGCCGTATCCACGGTGCAGCCTTTGCCCTCGATCATGCGGGAAAAGAGATTGGCGCGGCCAACAGCCCTCTTGGACAGCGTTGCCAAGGCCAGGTCGGTATGCACGCTGAGCGCGCCACCAAGTTGCAAAAGGTGCGTGTAAGTGTGTTCCATACGGCCACAGTATCAATTTATACCGTTACTGCAATCTAAATTTATACTGTTGGAAACAGTTTGTTGCCGATTTGGCTAACTTGTGCGACTGGCGGTTGCGGTGTAAATTTATACCGATGTTGACTAACATAGCCCTGCACGAACTACTTGAGGCCCGGCGTAAAGAGCTGGGGCTTTCGCATATGCAGTTAGGGGTGAAGGCGTTTGCGCGCGAAGACGCTTCGACCTTACACAATATAAAACGTGGCTCCTCCCCGACCTACGAGCGGCTCGGGCAGATCGTCGAGGCGATGGGGTGGGAGGTCTATATTGGACCCACGCGCAAGTCCGGCTTTTCTGAGGCAGGTGTGGATGGATTCTCAACTGCTTCTGCGCAGCAAGCCGGTTATTTGCCGATTCCGTGGTTAGATGCTGGGGCAGGTAAAGGGTCGTCACCTGTTTCGTTCCAAATCGCGTTCTTAGATCAACTCGGACTCCAAGTTGAGCGGTTGAGGGCGATCAAGCCAGACGAGGTTTTTGTTGAATCTGGACTCGGCAAGGGCTTCGTGGCGATTATTGATCCTCTCGCCCCTCGAAAGGGTATGGCTATGTGGGCTCACCGATTAAACGGCAAGACCACGGTCTCAATGGTCGCCTTCGACCCTCCCGCAGCGATGATTATGCCCCTTACGAATACTCATGCTCCAAAACTGATTAGCGAAATATCCAGTTCCAATGTTCGTTTCTTGGGGCGGGTTGACCTGCTGGTAAGGGCAGCATGATCGGAAAGGTTGTTCGGTTGAGAATGCTAACTTAGTAACGTTCTAGCAAGTATCGGAGAGGTCTCATGAGACGAGTAATGTATGCTGCGGTCGCAATAGCTGTTGTCGCCAGCATGGCATTCGCGGCAAGAGAATTTAGCAGGACAACCCCACCCGCCGCAGCTCGTGATGATTTTGAGGGTCGGTTCAAGGCATTTGTTTCAGCCACTGCTTTTGCTCGTGAGTGCGGGACTGTTCGGGCGTTTCAACAAGAGATCGACGCGGTAACCGCCAGAGCCGCATTGGCATTTTACCCAGGCATTCTGAACTCTGGTAAACGAGCCGAATTCATATCTCAGCTTAATCACAAAGCCTCGCTGTCTGAATTCAAGCGGTCTGGCGGCTTCCTCGTCACAGACTGCGCAAAATCCTACGATGCCGCAGTTTTGTCCCTATGGCCTGTAGATTCGGCCCTAGACGATGCCGAAAAGATGAACTGGTGAGCCGTCACCTCAACCTCGCAGCCAAGCCCTTTCTGAACAACGCTGCTATATGCTCAAGCTCGCGCATCCGAAACGCCGCCTCCGGTCGATTAAGCGCCCTTGCCCAAGCATCACGCAGCTGCGCTCCCTTGGGGTGAACGGCTGCGAGGGCATTAATTGCCGCTCTCAGCGCTTGATCCAAGCGCAAATCTTCGTCGCTGGTCAGCCCGCCCGCGCGCTCTGCCAGTCGTAGCGCCTCTACAATCGCCTCATTGCCTGTGATCTGTTCCGACCAAGCGCCCCCAAAGGCGACATTCCGCAGCTGCGATTTTCGATCCACTTTTGCCCCCTTGCTGATAGGAACAAAAGTAGAACATAAAGGGGGTCAATTCCATCCACGAGGTCTAGGGCATGGGGCCATATCGCACGCTATATCTCGATATGAACAGCTTCTTCGCGTCAGTCGAGCAGCAGCTGGACCCGCAGATTCGCGGCAAGCCAGTTGCGATTACGGCGATGGAGGGCATGCACGGGTCATGCGTGGCAGCCAGCTACGAGGCCAAAGCTTTCGGCGTCAAAACCGGAACAAGCGTTCGCGATGCGAAACGGCTCTGCCCCGGCATCGTGTTTTTACCTAGCCGCCACCGCCTATACGTCCGCTACAATCTCAGGGTAGCCGAAGTTCTGGATCGTTATGCTGAACTAGAGCGCATCCGATCAGTCGACGAGTTTCAGTTGGGCCTGTCTGGCGTGACGACCAGTCTTGAAGGTGCATTCGATCTGGTCCGCATACTTAAGACCAAAGTTGCCGAAGAGGTTGGTGAATGCCTACGGTTTTCGGCGGGTATCGGGCCAAATCACCTGCTGGCAAAGATCGCTGGTAAGCTTGAAAAACCTGATGGATGCCAGTGGCTTGGCCCTGACAATATGCCAGAGAGAATTGCTCACCTCGCTCTTGATGATCTGCCGGGCATTTCAAAGGCGATGCGAGGCAGGCTCGAGGCGGCAGGCGTGAACGATATGCTGGCGCTCTGCCGCCTAGATCCGCGTCACGCCCGCGTCATCTGGAATAGTGTCGAGGGCGAAAGGTTTGTCAGATCATTACAGGGTGAGGCGATCACTCTAACCGAGACCCAAAAGGGCGGTTTTGGCAACTCGAAGATTCTCGCCCCCGAGTTCCGTAACCCGCAGTCAGCATATCTGGTATCTCGATGGCTGGTCGAAAAAGCTACAGCCCGAATGCGTAGGGATGGTTGGGTAGCAGGTTCTTACAGCCTGCAAATCTCTATACATAACGGGCCGGGTTGGCACCGCACCATGACCTGCCCTCAAAGTCAGGACACTGCATATTTTCATCGAATCAATCGCGCCATGTGGCGTCACCTATGGCGCAAAGGCATTCTGAAATTGGGCCCGATAATGGCGATTGGTGTTAACTTAGGGCATGTAGAACGATTGGATCGGCGCAACGGCGACTTTCTGCGTGGACTAAGATCGGGTCAGCAAACTCGTGGCGAACGGATTGCCACTGCCGTCGATTTCCTCAACGCTCGGCTCGGCCAAGGTACCGTAACGTGGGGGGTCAACCAACCGCATCCGGGCTTCTTTGAACGCGGATAAGTGGACGATAAATCGCGATCTGCGCGCTCTATTGGCAAAATCAGTTGCATGTTGAGCCTTCCAAGCACATGCGGTCACCGCAAGCTTATACATTCAGTTTCAGTAGCTTACCCGAACATGCAAACGCGAAAGACAACATGCAACGCCATTTGCATGTTCGGATCGCCGAAAAAGATGATTTCTACTCTTAGATCGGGCCTTAAAGGACCGTTTAACCCTTATTTTATTGCCTTTTAAACGGTACACTTCGGTCACGCGCAATTTCCCCGCCATCGCCACGATCCGCCCGATTTAGGCCCTTTTGGCGCTTTATGCCAACTTCAAGCGCCCGCCGTCCAAAGCCCCGGCGCTTCCCCTCAATCCCCTCTAATCATTGAGTAAAACCGACAGTTCCCATCATATACCAGCTGATCCCGCTTTATGCAGGGTAAGGTGTCAACACACAGCGTGACTGTGGCGTGACAGCAGAGTTGGCAGAGTTTGACAGCAGAGTTGGCAGCAGAGCGATTTTCGGGTTTTAGGCAAGCGGTCAATGGCATAACAGCTCATCTCATTTCCGATTTCCCACCTACAAGAATGTCAAAAATCAGAAAAGCATGTCGCCCCGTCCCCAGCGCCAGTCTCATTTAACGGGGGTCTTAAGCTCGGTTAAAGGGTCTTTACACCGAACCGCCGCACATGGTGCTCGTCGATACAGAGTTTCTCAGCCGTGGCTTTGGCAAACAATCTAACGGGCATCATGTCCGTTTAATCCTTAATAGTCCGCTTAGCATGTAACGAGCGAGCGCACCAAGACCTGTCATATGCTACTCTGAAAGGGCGCAGCCCGGCTGCGGGGGTGGATTACGCGTGCCATCGTCGGTGAACGCCGGCTGTTGGCACCTTGCCACCCGCCTCCGTTTGGATCTGCAGCGGTCAAAAGCCTTTATCAACAGTGCGGAGTAAAAATAATGCCCTTAATTCCTGGAACGAATGGCCCGGACACCCTCTTCGGCGGGGCAGGCAACGATACCCTCAACGGCTATGACGGCAACGATTACCTTGCCGCCGACGACGGCGATGACAGGCTATCTGGTGGGGCCGACAACGATAGCCTCTACGGCGGCGTCGGCAATGACACGCTGTCTGGCGGCACCGGCAATGACACGCTGTCTGGCGGCGTCGGCAATGACAGCCTTTCCGGCGGCACCGACAACGATTCGCTCAATGGCTGGACCGGCAATGACACGTTGTCCGGCGGGCTTGGCAACGATAACCTTTACGGCGGCGGTGGCGACGATACGGTCTATGGCGGCGACGGCAACGATACCGCCTACGGCGGCACCGGCAACGATACGGTCTACGGCGGCTTTGGCAATGACCTCCTCTCGGGCTGGGACGGCAATGACACGGTGTCTGGCGGCGATGGCAATGACACGTTGTCTGGCGGCTACGGCTTTGACACAATCTATGGCGATGCCGGCGACGATCGGATCTATGGCGGTGCCGGCAACGATACAGCCTATGGCGGTGCTGGCAATGACACGATGTCGGGCGGTATTGGCAACGATAGCCTCTACGGCGGCGCCGACAATGATACGATCTCTGGCTGGACCGGCAACGACACGTTGTCGGGCGGCATAGGCAACGATATCCTCTACGGCGGCCTCGGCAACGATACATTCTATGGCGGCGACGGCAACGATACGGCCTTCGGCGGTGCCGGCCATGATACGATCTACGCCGGCGACGGCAGTGATCGCCTTGACGGCTGGACTGGCAATGACTCGCTGTCTGGCGGCCTCGGCAACGATAGCCTCTTCGGCGGCCTCGGTTTCGACACATTGTCTGGCGGTGCCGACAACGATAGCCTCTACGGCGGTGGCGCGAACGATACCATCTATGGTGGCGACGGCAGCGACAGAGCCCTTGGTGGGTTCGGCGACGATGCAGTCTCCGGCGGCGTCGGCAACGATAGCCTCTACGGCGGCGGCGGCAACGACACGATCTCTGGCGGTGCCGGCAGCGACTTGCTGATCGGCGGTGCGGGGGCGGATGTGTACGTGTTCAACACGGCGGTCGGAATCGCGAATAGCGACACGATCAACGGCTATGTCTCGGCGGATGATAGCATCCACCTGGATGACGCGGTGTTTGCAGCATTGGCAAAGGGGGCCTTGGCGGCGGAGAATTTTGCCGCCAACCTGAGCGGACTCGCGGAGCGGGCTACCGACCACATCATCTATGAAAGCGACACCGGCAATCTCTACTATGACGCGGACGGGGCCGGCGGTGCCGCTGGCGAGGTGTTTGCCAATGTCGGGGCCGATCGGGCCGGCTTCGGTGCGGATGAGTTCCTCATCATCTGATCCAGATCGCGGCATCCCGCCGCGCTGCGACCAACACTGAAAAATGGGGCGGGCCGTCAGGCTGGCCCCATTTTTTGGGTTGCCCCACAACCGCAGCGGGCTGCGCCGTGAGTTCCCGGTTGCCAACCGCAGTGCCAGACGCGAGGGGGCGGCGTCTTGTGTGCCTTTTCTGGATCTTGACGTCCGCATGGTCAATGTAAAAGGGGGGATCGCCATGACAGAAGTTCGCCTGTCCATCACGTCGTTCACCTTTCGCTGCGCTCTGGCAAGTGCGGTTTATCAGTCGTCTGACCTTGGGCCTCAGCCGAGTTGGCGAAAAGGCGCGCCAGATCGAGGGTCCGATCCGACGCGCCTTGCACTCCGTCAGGCGGGACAGGGCACAGATTGGGAGTGCAGATGCATAACCTCAGTAGGTGCGATCTGGTTCCACAACACCAAAGTACGGTGCCTAAACACCTCCCTAAATCAACGTTTAAGTGCAGTTTACATCAACTCTGCCTTCAACATGCGCCACGCGCGCGCGGCAGCCATTGGCACCATGCCGTTACCGGCAGCAGCGGATCGGTCCAGCCAGGGGGTCGCCGCGCGAGCAATGAGCCAGAATTTGCCGATGTTTCGCGGTCTTTGTTGCAATCAAAAGGAGCGCGCGCAGAATAAATTGTCGGCATGAAAGGGGGAATCGCTATGGATGACGTTCGCCTGACCATCGCAATGTTCACAATTAACTGCGTTCTCGCCGGGGCGCTTTACCTGTTCATCATGTAAGGCCTCCGCCGAGCTGCTGCTCAGCCAAAAGGCGCGCCGAACTCGAGGGCTCGATTCGACGCGCCTTACACTCCGCCACTCACGACAGATTTGGAGTGCAGTTACATAACTTCAGCAAGTGCGATCTGGTTCCCAATCTCAGGACGACAGCTCTCAAATGCTGCCTAGGTCATAGTTCGCAATCAGTACTTCTGCCCGCTCGGGGGCAGCACCCTTTGCCGCGATGGTATAGGTGGTTTTCACCTCACGGAATCGGAAGGCTTTGAAGGTTTCGCGCACGCCGTCCACGTCGTTTAAAGACAGGATGAAACGCCCCTTTAAGCCCCCTAGAACTGTCGCCAGTTCCTCGAACCGCTCGCGGCTGAACAGCGCCTTGCCGTAGTCGCCCTCGCAGCCCCAATAGGGCGGATCGAGATAGAACAGCGTCTCAGGCCGATCCACGCGGCGGATGAAATCGGCGAAGTCCAGACAGGTCACCGTCACGCCGGAAA